GAACTCCTCGGCTGATACGTCAGACTTTTTAGCTTTGAGTTCTTCGATAGCCTCATTAACGGCTTTCATTTTCTCGTCAAAGTTCTTTACCTGAGCGTCTGCCTTTTCGGTCAGAGATGACTCAAGAGCTGACTTTATATTATTCAACTCGTTGAGTATTGTTTCTTTGTTTTCCATTTTACTTTTTTAAAGTTTTAATAAATGTATCAGAAACAGACTTCCAATCTATCGGCTCTGCCTGAGTGGTAACATCCGGCTCAGTAAGGAGTGACTTCAATTTGTTAATCTGCAATTCTATTTCTTTGAACTTCTCATCGGTATAATTTCCTTTGCGAAGCATTATGTTTAAAAAGTCCAGCTCATCATTCATCGACTTTAAAGCAATCATTGGTGTTCTTTCATTTGCTCCCCAAGCTGTAAGCGTCGAATATTCCCACATCTTCCACTCGGTAACCTGACGGCTGTCAGACTTCATATCGTACTTAACCGCATCGACCCCAATCGAGTGTTCGAGAGTCTTTCCGTATTCAGCATAAAGTTTATAGTCCTCATACACGTCCCGCCCAAGTTCCTTATTCAGATTCAGCTTACCTGTAAGTTTTAGGTAATTGCCATCTTCCTCTCCTTCAATCGGTACACCAATCAGTTTTTCTTTGTCGTGATTAAGAAACCATTTTAACCTTCCAAAGTTTTCAGTCAATGTCTTTTTGAAAGAACCAGGCATAGAGATGTCTCCCTGCACGTCTTTATTTCCAAAGGCATTAGCAGCAACCTGCACTATTCCTTTTTCGGTTATGTCCTTAATCTGACTTTTTAAACTCTTGTACATGCTACAAAATTAAATTCTTTACAAAATATCAATCTTTTTATTTTACGATAAACTGCATGGAACACCTGCAATTAATCGTTTCTGCCGGACTGGCTCCCAAAGAGTCATCACCCGGGAACATCATCCTTTGAGTTATTCCGTTCTTATCGACTATGGAAAACGCTTGCTCCTTTTGAACTACATTGCCATCTAATACCCTGTGATCATGACGAGTCCGTGAGTCCATGACTGCAAACCATTTCTTTTGGTAAACATAACCCTTGTCCTCTGCGTTTGCCATTGCTGCCCCATTGGCTGCTCTTATCGTCTCCGTTCGAGCTATGACCCGTGCCCGTGCATCCGTTACACCTTGCTCCCTGATTTGCCTTGTAACCTCATCAAGTGTAAGGTTGGCATCAACCGCATTTGTCAAAATAGTCCTAATCCTTTTTTTGGTGGTGTCGGTAATTTCCTCTGACATATTTAACATATCCTTCCCGTATTGGTTACGGATAAGCCTTGCCATTCTATCCCCAAATCCTGTGCCTATTCTTGGGAGATTAAGTTGCTTTCTTATGTCTTTATCTACACGTAAAGCCCAAGCCGTCCCAGCTTCGATATAAAGCCTGTCTAATGCCTTAAAAATAGGGTCTGATGATATATCTGAGAAAGAACGAGTTTTTAAATATTCATCTATTTGTGCCTTGATAGCACGATAAATTACAGGAGTAAACTTTCTTTCGTATCTTTTAAGAAGCCTTTGGTATTCCTGATTCATTTAACTTTTGTGCAATTATTTTTCTAACCTCTTGCCGCTTCCATTCCACCTTTTGTTTTTTAAGTGGGCAAGACTCAGCTTGGATTTCGTTCCTGATTATTACCTCCATTGTTCTGAGGCACTTGTCTGCTATTTCCTGTATTTGCATAGTCTTCCGTAATAGGCAAATCTTCAACTGACATGTAATCCTCCAAAGTCATGTAACCCGACTTGATAAGCGGCTTGTCCATCATCGGGTCATCCAACTTGTCATAACCAAGACCCTCTCTTACTTCGTTTGGTATGATAACCGGCATAGTTGCGTAAACATTAGCCTTTGCCAGCATGTCCTCTTGCAATTCAGGCACGTCACTAATATCGTGCATTATTATCCCCGATGTGTTGAAGTCAGGAACCAATTGCTCATTTATAGCATCCCTTACTCTCATGATGTTGGGAAGAATAGCATTGGTGTAAACCTGCTTAATCATCGCTGCCACATTGGACTCGGTAGCGGCTGATTTGTTATTAAACCAAGTTGAAGAGATACCATAGACGTTACAAATCTTGTCAAAGTCTATGTCTGCCAAAGATGCAAGGTCCAAATCTGCAAGTGTAGAACCGATCGGCACATACCCTATCTTACCTCCCCAAATGTATGGAGCTGACTTGTTGGATGAATTGTTTATATAGCGTGCAAAATTATCTTTGTGCATTCCCGCCTCCTCAACTCCAAAGCCTGGTGTTTCGTCATAAAGAACACCCGGCAAACCACCGTTCTGCATTTGAGCAATAGATACATCCATTTGAGCCTGAAGCCTTGTTATTCGGGAAGTCAAAACCTTGATAGGAGAAAGACCCCTAAACTCATAATCAGCGTCTACTGTTGGGTTGGTAAGTCTTACATAGACCATATCCTCCAAAGGTATTTCAAAGCTGGTTCCACGGGATGCGTCCTGATACATATACCCAACAACCTGGTAAGGAAAAGTATCTGAAACATAAACCACCACATTAGCAGGGTTTAGCCGGATTATCTCAGCCCTTGCGTTTACGCCTATTATCCTTTTTTTGTACAGGAATATCTCACCTGATATGTACAGGTCCAAGTACATCTTTTCTTTTAAATCAAAGCTCAATTGACTCAAAAGAAGGTTTATCCTGTCATTATCGTTAAGCATTTCCCCATCTTTGCCCTCACCGTAAAACGGAATCATAGCAGCCGTGGTTGCAAGACGTGAGACAACCGCATAAACGTCATCCATCGTTTGGTAAACCATCTGCTCCTTAATGGCTCGGTAATGCGGGAAAATCTGCGTGTTAAAGTTGGACATCATAGCTGTAATACGGGAATCATTAGCCTGCTTTATTGTGTCCATCAATTTGTCAAGCCTTTTATTTAGTGCCTTACGGCCGAAAATATCCATCTTTATTTTTTTAATATATGGCAGCCACGAATCCCTTTCGAGGCCTTAGTTCAAAATATTCCCGCATCATGATCGCATCAGCAAAGTCAGGGGACCTGCCAATTACTTCTTTTACCTTATCCTTACTCACTACTCCTTTCTTCAAATCACTGTCCAGTCTTTTTTGTTTCACTTGCTCAAACTCTTCAACTATCCAAGTTTTTACATTTTCCTCACTCTGCAAAAATATTTCATTTTTATTAACCCGTTCAGATAATCTAAAATAACATTGGCTCTTTAAGTTGTCAAAGTTTTCTTTCATCCTCTTACCATCCACCCACGGAGCTGTCGGACTCTCTAATGGTTGGGCATTGTTTACAAACCCTCTGTATTTCTTAAAGTCCACCAATCCACCACCTAAACCGTCTTCATCTACCAATACTTCATTTACACCAATCCCTAATCTCATTCGTGCTTCTTCTATTATTTCGGCTGTCTTATCCAATGTCTGCCTTTGGTAGTATCTTACCTTGCCACGCCAACCATTCCACTCGACTATCACAATCTTGTCACCTCCAAGCCGTGCCACGTCACATGTAATATATTTTCCGCCTTCCGGTACGTGATAGTTAGAAAAGCAGTTTAATATTTTGTCATACTCCATCAAAGCAGATGGATCATCATCATACTCCCAATTACCCAAGAGTAACCTTTCCTTTTCGCTTTTGCTTAGTGTTCTTTGTAGGTTTTCAATATAACCTTTGGGCAGTTTTTTATTGTCTTGTGGAAATGCCTGTATAAACGCCTTGTAAGGCTCTAAATTGCCCTCTCTCCATTTTTTGTAATACTCGCTATACAAATAGTTTTTTGATGGATTACAGGTCTGCAATAGCTTCCCAGTAAGACCAAATTCCTCATTTTTCCATCTTCCTATCGAAGCTGCCAGGTTATTCTTTGCTGCCTCCTTAAACTCCCCCGCTTCCTCAATCCAGCCCCTTGTCATTTGCATAGAACCAAACCTCTGGTAAAGCGGGTCCGAAGGCATATACTTTGCGTCTATCAGGAAAACCTTTGACTCATTGTAAAGTTTAAAGAAGTTATCCTGACCATTGTAGGTCAGATAATCAATAGGCAAACCCCAATTCTTAAACACCTCGTAAATAGTCGGTATGGTGTACTTTCTCAGGTCAGTTAAAGAATCCCTTGCAATAAAGTAATGTGTACCCGGATACATTAAAGCATCGCCAAAAATAAGTGAAGCCCCTGTGTAAGACTTTGCCCCACCCTTTGCACCACCATAAACAATATCGGTAATCTGAGGGTCAGCCCAAGCAGAGGCTGCTTCCTTTTGTTTAATATTTCCGTATGTTTCCAAAGTCAATTTCATGTGGCCTCTTTATGTGCATATAATCCTGATGCTGCAAAAATGATTCCCAATTGCTTGGAACATCTACCCTGTCACGTGAGTTTCCCTTCCAGCATACAGTACACCCATTGTCAGTGTCTATTGTAATGTATTTACAATATTTGTAAAGCTCTAAAACTAACCTGTAAACATCCCCGTGCCACATCTTGGTCTTTCTCGGTACCTCAGTAGTTTCTTTTTGAAGTGGCATAGTATCGTGTAGCATTATGAATCCGTTATCATTTAAAACATTCATAGCATTCATA